TGAAGCAGGAGCTACTGGTAAAGATGGGGATGTCCAAGAAGGCAACCCATCAGTAGCTAACTGTGAAAATTCTTTAGCAGCTGCATGGAATATAACTGCATTTCTTAAATCACAATCATCATCTATAAGTGAATAGTCTACATAAAATACATAGCCTGCATTACTTCCATCTGTAACAGGAGCAAAATGTACTCCTCCTTGTTTATGATAAAAAACTGGATGTTTGGCAGTTGCATATCTTAAACTTGAAGAATCTAAAGCCCATATGGCATCACCCATTGGTATCTCTAAACAACTGTACCCATTCCTTTGAACATCAGTAATTGAATCATTTACAGAAAAACTTATTGCGCTACCATCTGTTGATGCAGATGAAGCCTTTTGTGCAAATGATAATAATTCTTTTGGTATACTAGATACCACAAACTTTTGAGCAGAGATTATAAACTGGTTATCAGCATCAGATACCCCAGTAATATTCTCTATATCTAATTCTATATTTGTTGTTGCCATTTTATACTAACTCAATAACTACCTCCTGAAACAATATCAGGAGGCAGTTACTATTATGATTGATTAAGCTCTTGCGTCAGCAATATCAACAGCGGAAGCTGTGTTTGCGATTCCCATCGCATACCAGTGTCCGTCAAATGATACAACTTCAAGCCAATCGCCTACTGTAGCAGCGCCATCTGAGGTGTCCCATTGTACCATACTGGTATCTTCAGTAATCTCAGTTAGAGCTCCTTGACCTTCAAAGATGCTACCCATAATATCCTGTGAATCAGCAGCTGTCTGGATAACAAAATCCTTTGTTGCTTCATTATTGGATAATGCGTGTAAAACAAATTTGAATCTCAAATTGTCATTATTAACAGCAGTAGGTAACTCAATATAGACCGTGTTCGAGGCAATATTTACAAAGTAGATATTACCTGAATTTGAGGCTGTAAGAGTTAGCGTTGGTGAACCTGTAGCCCCATCTGATCCAGCTGGATCAACGAGAATACATTCGCCTTGAGACCTATCAACAAGGTTATCGAACTTATTTTGTCCGTACATCGGATTTGCCATTATTCATACCTCCTTACGACCAGTAAGCATGAGCTTCAGGCATCTGAAACTCCATACCGGCTTCGGTTTGAATTAAGTCAACCCTACGGTCAACACCACTATTTTCTAAGGTTTGGACACCAACATAAACAGCAGTATCACGATTCAGCCCGTTACCAACAAGAGGTCTGTACTTGACATACTTCATGTTAATAGCAAGAATCTTGATAGCGTGTCCATCTAGGTGGATATTACGAGTAACATTCATATCACCATAAGGTGTAGAAATTGTAGTAATATCAATACCAAAGGCCTTCTTCTTCCCAGTCATTGCAATATTTGCTCTACCTAATGAAGCATCATCAGGAGCAGAATTACCAGGGCCAATCATGCCAACATTGTTAGCAAAATAACCACTTAGTTTATGCAACCAATTATAAGTAGCTGTATCAACAAAGAATAATGTTGCATTAGCATTGTTATAACGTGGGTCTAAGAAATTGCTCATGTCATCCAAGAAATCGTCCTGTGTTTTAGTTGCGTGTGTCAAACTAAACACGTTACCGTAACTTGAAACGAAATCAACAGCGCCTTGTGTATACCATTCGTCACCTGAATCATACTGGGAACCAAACAGGATAGATGTTTCAATATCCCATTTATGTTCAATCAACTTTTCTCTCCAAACACGAGCCCACTCATTAGGTTCATACTTTAGCACGGTAGCACGAGTAGTGTTATCCATTGCCATTGCAGTCTTCCAAATTTGAGTACGACCATAGCCGGTTGTGAAAGGTTGGTCTTTCCATGTTTCAGGGTAACCAGAACCTTGTGAATGAGCAGAGCCAACAACGTATGTTCTTTCGCCTTCAAGAGAACTTGAAATTGATTCATCATACACTTGGGTATCTACATCATCACTAGACCATCCAGCGATATAATTAGCACCAGATGTTGTAGGAATACGAACTACTTTACAAGTGAGCAATACACATTGACGACTATCCTTAGTTAAGCTATCTGTAACAGAATCAACCTTAGCTAAAAGGTGATCTACACCTGATCCACCACCATCAGTAGTAGACAAGGGAACTTTAATAACTTGACCTGGAAGGAAGAACGTAGGTCGTGTACCACTCGCACCGACAGCAATTGCACCAGTAGATTGTCCGTAGACATTCTGGATGTTTCCAGCAGATTTGTAATCTGTAGCCATGTACAGTTTAACAGTATCTCCTGTTGACATACTTGTTGGAGCACCACCGTCGTTATATGCAGTTAAATCTGCATCTCCGCCAGTGCCACCAACAACATCAACATCACCAGTCTCAACCCAACCAGTTACATATGCGTATCGTTTATGAAAAGAAGGTCGTCTTTCTGTGAATTTAAACTCAGGGTCATCCGTTGGTTTCTTAGATATCTTAGATACAAGACGGAAAAAAGGGTCCTGAGATATTGCTAGCTCAGATACACGATCTCCAAAATTGTACTTTCGTCTAAGAACACCGGTGTCTAGACTAGTTCCAAGTCTGGAACCAGAACTACCAGCAGCGGCATCAGCGGTTGACTCAAGAGTAAATAAGTCAGCCATTAGACTTTCTCCTTACTTTTAATTAAAGTACTTAGCTAATAATTTAGCCAAATACTGATTCTAAGTCAGAGTCAAGTCCTGCTATTGCGTCAAAAACTGAGTCGTCTGGAGATTGTTCAACTGGAGTGCTGCCTGTTGTAGCAAGGGAACGAGGTTGATCTTGTGCTTTACGCATTTGATCAGCCATCTGCTGCCTTGTATTATCAGCTATATTAGATTCCCTGTTTTGCCGATTCTTTAGAAAATAAATATCTTCAAGCTCAAGTGACTTGGATTTAGCAAAATTAACAAAGTCTTTCCATTCGGTATCAGTCATTTCATGCTGTTGCCGAAAAGCAGTTTCTTTAGCCAACCTTTGGTTTTCCTGTCGTTGTGATTGTAAAGCTCCATTGAGCCTTCTTTGCACAATACCATCAACCGTAGCCCCAAGTACTTTTGCTGAATCAGATTCAGGTGTTCTAACCGCATCATCAGCATCGAATACAAAATCTTCAGGCAAGTCAAATTGTTCCGTCATAGTTTCAGGAGCTTGACCACCACCCTCAAAATAATTCCGCACATGCTGAATTAAATTAGGGTCTTCTCTCATTGCATCGAGTATAGGCATATATGGTTCTAGTTCTTGAAGCTCTCCGTTTAATCTTTTTGCTTCTCTACTTGAATCACTATACCTCTTTTGCAGAGTTCCGTCGTCACTCTGCTCTTGAACTTCACTAGGGCTCTGGGATGTGTTACCATCCTCTACTGAGGTTGACTGTGTTTGTTCTGTTTCTTGGATTCCACCATTGACAGATGTATCTAAAGCACTAAAAAAGTCTTCAGATTCTCCGCCAAAGATGTTCTCTTGGATTTCACTTTCAGGGACCGCATCGGTGTTGCTTACTTGTTCTTGTTCCATTTGGTATCCTTTTTATTCATTAAAACTTAATTATGATTTTATCTTCACACAAGACTTTGCTTTCATACTCCAGAGGTATCCACTTTTACACTTTCTATTACCGCCTTTCTCTGGATGGACCTTGTTGTGTTTAGATTTGCTTATAACTCTAATATTTGATTTACTATTATTTGACTTATTTCCATCTAGGTGATGTACTACAGTTCCAGGCTTAGCATTAGCTTTATTCCTATAATGAGTCTGACTGCTGCCATCTTTCCATCTGCCATTTGAACGGCCATCTCTAGCCATCTTTGAATAACTTTTTTTACGCCAAGCCAATTATTTACTCTTTTCAGAAGAAGCAACTTGATTCTTAATTGCTAACTTCTCCTTCTCAAATTCTGATTTCAGTAATCCTCTAAGAAGTTTTTGCTGTGCTTCTGTCTCAAGTACATCCTTACGGACTTCATTAGTAGCATCTCCAACTTTCATCTTAATGCCTGCCTGTACTAACTGACGCTCTAATGTTTCAATAGTTCCTTCTTTATCCTTTAAAGATTCTTCCATAGATGATATCTGTCCTTGCATTTGTGAATACATAGACTTCCTTTCTACTACACCTTTCTTATTTCTAATATCGGTTTCTGCTATCATAGCGATATCATCAATCAATCCAGCTTGGAACCACCTAAAGTATTCTTCAAGTAATGCCCATCTATTAACAGGCATTGTAGCCCCTGCTACGAGCCTTACATCAAATCTTGCAGAATTATAATCTTTAAATAATCCTATTGCTTCTCCATAATCATTATAGATTGGAATATTAATTCTTGCTTCTTTTTCTTGGTCTGGCTTTTGACCAGCTTCAGGCTGCACAATTCTAAATACTTTCTCAGCGGTATAATGCTTCTGAGATATCATTTGAAAACATTTACCAAGATGCTCAAGAGCCGGCTCTACAATACTTCCCATCCACGCTTTTAGTCTACGAGTACCAAACTCATCATTAGCAAGTAATCCTCTGTATGTCTCCGTCTGCTGTGATGTAAATCCCATCATAGCTGAAGGAACACCTGCTATATACTCAGCATCTTCTTTCCCTTCTTTTACTACAGTAAAGAAAGCATTGTTGATTGGAGCTGGTAATATAGGGGTTGGGGCTGCAAACCCTTGTCTATACTTCAATAAAGCACCGGGAGCAGATGAATACCTTTCCCACTCTTCTTCAGGAACAGAACCTTCTTCATACATCCATCTAAGATTAGATGCTAAGTTAGCGTTATGTAACATTATCTGATGAGCTTTATTAATCTCTTGCTGTTTACCTATAAGAGGAGTTACAGCACTCATTGGATACGGAGTTCCTGTATACATATATGGAATAGGTACTATAGGATATTCTGATAAATCTAATGTCCTCTCATATAATAGAACATCGTCGCCAACAGAAGACACTATCATAATTCTATTCTCATAAAACTTAATAGCATCTACTATATTCTTCTCCATCCCACCGCCTTCAATAAGAGCTTTATAACTCTTTTCACTCATTATCTTCTGCTCAATTACAGTAGCTGCATCCTGAGCTTCAGACATAAGTTGCATTTCCTTCTCTTTGATAGCCTGCTCAGACATTTCCTGAGCCTTCTGCATTTCTAACTGAGCTCTCTCGGGGATAATCTCACCAGCTTCAAGAGATTGCTGTATCTGCAATGACTTCTCTTTTAATCCTACTTCTATCTCCTGCTTAAACTTATCTAAATCTTCCTGCACCTTTTCTCTAATAAGAGACATTTGAGCTGGTGTAGGATCAATCTTTATAAATACATTTCTATATGGAAACTTTACTTTCTTATATGTCTCATAGTATGCAAGTATATCATCATCTTCAGCTTCTTGACTTATACCTAAAGTAATATCTTCCTGTTGTATTGATATTGTTTGATCTAAATCCCTCTGTGAATAAGAAACAACTTCACTCGCAGCTTCTACCTTTTTTATCTTAGCCTTAAACTGAGGGAACATATTTATTAATCTTGTTCGAGATAAATTCTTTCGGATACTTATAAATGTAGCATCTCTAAATAAGAAGTCTTTACTCGCAGGGTCTACATAAACATCATAAGGCTCTAATCTCTTAAATAATACTTCACCCATTCCTCTATCTAAATCAGGGTCTACATCAATCATGAAATAGCCAATGCCTTTTGTAAGAGCATCAAGAGTTACTTGGCTATATATAGACTTACCATTAGACATATGCCAACAATAATCTGTTATATCTGAATGTACTTGAGCTACATCTACATCATCCCCTGTTACTCCAACTGCTTTCCATCTAGGATTATTAGCAGTTACAAAGTATTTCATAATCTCGATAATAGGAGTTACTCTATTAATGATAAATGTAGGCATCCCAGATTCTTCAAGCATATCATGTTCTTCTTTAGTCAACTGCTCATTGAGATAAAAGTCATAAGACTTTTGAGAAGATGATTGCCATTTAGAACGATGTGATGTATTCGCTCTATCCCACAGTTGCTTGTTTATCTGTGCTTTACTTTTCTTTGTTGTTCTAGCCATAATAAAATACTATGTACTTACATGATATTGAACCATGTTGGTATGTTACTTTAGGAACTACTATAGTCATTCTTTTATCTCCACATGAACTAAGTCATCAAAATTGTTATCTTTAATCTCACCATCTGAATCCCAGTCACCACCCCAGCGTATATCAACTTTAAGCTGTTGGCCTATACCTCGTAGCATACCACCCATATAATGAAACCTTTCTCGGTCTTCCCAATCTACAGGATATGGAGCAAGATCAACTGCTTTACCATCCATATGTTTTGAATATTTGACCTTTGTAGCTCCCTTCTTTAGGAGTTCAGCTTGTCGTTCTTTACTTCGTAGACCCTCAATGATAGTAACGTCCATAATTTTAACAAGTTCATTAAGGACATTTACAAGTTTGGTATCTACACCTTTTAGACGCTCTCTAGAGCGCTTACCAAACCTAGGCATTATTTCTTAGCGCAGCTGTATTTCCTGCCTTGCCATGTAAAACCTGTAGCTCCATCTTTGCATTTAGCTGCGAATGTTGATTTAAAACTACCAGCAGCTTTCCCACCTTTTTTGTATGTAGGATATTTACCGCCTTTAGTCTTCTCTACGCCAACATTCTTTTCTCTGTATGTTTTAGTCTTAGGTCTACCAGTTAATTGGAATCTTGATTTCTTAGGCTGTTTTGTTATTGATCCAGGAGACTCAAAACCGCCCATTCCTTTCGTTTGCTTAGCAGCTTTCTTACCAGCTTTTTTACCTTTATACTTCGTATATGCTTCTTTAGCCCTAGCCCTTAATGACGGCTTCTTCTTTTTCTTCGGCTTTGGTTGTGATAGTTTACCTA